AGTTTTGTCACTAAAATGCAAAAGCAATAGTGCGTAGTGTAAGATTTTGATAATGTCACGACGGGCAGTTCCTTTTTTATCGTAACGAGAAGCATACTTTAGGATGTTGCTTCGGCAGAATGCCTCTGCATCACCCACTGCTTCAATCAAATCTAACGTTTGAATCTCGTCATTGCCAGCAGAATAATGTTGTCCATAGGTTCCAGTAATATAGTCACGCAACTCATCCAAGAGAGCGTCTTCATTGTATTTTTTCACGGTATGCATACGTAATCAATATCTTTATAATAGCACTCTTGACTTTCTCCGTCAAGGTTAATGACAGTAATAATATCACCTGCCACATTAGAAACTCTAGCAGCGCCTTGACCACTGATGTGGATGACACTGCCAATAAAGTTACAATCTCCTAGTTCAGGCATCTTCAGTTTCTCCATCAATTTCAACTCCAGCATCAATTTTATCATACAATTCAATAAAGGATTGTTTGGTTTCTTCATCAAAACGATTGACACAAACCTTGATCGCCTTCATACGATCACCCCAGATAGCATATGCTCGTACAATATGAACCAAACGACGGGTGCTGATCACTTCATCAATACCCCCGTCCTTGAAGGTGCGACGGATAATGTCTGCCCAGTTAGCAAGGTTAACACAAAATTCTTCATCATGCTTACCAACAGCAGCAGTAATGCGAAGAAGAATTTTAGTTTCTACAGCAGGAGTAGGATACTCTTGCTCAAAGGTCAAGGCAAAACGCTCAAGGAAGGCTTCGTTGAGAACGTTAGTTCCAATAAAGCGACCGTCATCGCTGCCTTTACCTTTAGTATTTGCAGTTGCAATAACATTGAATCCAGATTTAGGGTTTACATAACGACCAGTCTTTTTCAGAAAGACACCCTTACCTTCCAGAACAGATTGTAGGCATAGGATTTTGTTAGATGCCAGGTCAACTTCGTCTAGAAGCAACACAGCTCCGCGTTCCAAAGCCTCAATGACTGGTCCGTTGTGCCAAACAGTTTCACCATTAACAAGACGAAACCCACCAATAAGATCATCTTCGTCAGTTTCAATGGTGATGTTCACACGAATGAGTTCCCTATTTAGGGAAGCACATGCTTGCTCTACTGAAAGAGTTTTACCATTACCAGACATACCAGTGATAAACACCGGATAAAATAATTTGGAACTGATAACTTTTTTCACATCAGTAAAGTTACCAAAAGGAACAAAGTTCTCATCCTTCATAGGAATAAGATTTTGTTCTACTGCAGGCATAGCAGCAGGTGCTTCGTAAGTTTGTTCTAGATGTTCCTGTACTGTAAGGTTCCAAGTGCCACGTTTAACATAGAAGTCCCGTAGACGCTTGGTAGCAGTAGCATAGGTTACACCAAAATAATCACATGCAGAAGTGACATGTTGTGCATTAATATCATTGCCATAATTTTCTGACAGATAAGAAGCAAGTTGTGATGTAGTAAGATCTGACTTTGCAGGCATGATGCGTTTCGTTTATGTAGTTATTATAGGGTAAGGTAGGGGAGAGTCATGGGAAGAGTGGACGGTTTGTCAAGCGACATACTCCACAAAAGAACTAAGAAGTTTTTTATTTGCAGATTTACCGCCAAGCATTTTTTTAAATGCCTTAGTAATATCTCCTTTTTTTGCACCACTCTCAACATTAAACTCAGCAGTCTCGTTCAATGAATTGTTAGAGATGGCATAAAGAGCAGTGAATGCTTTAGGGTTTTTAATAATAGCAGACTTTTCTTTCTTCCACTGTTTTTGAATATCAGAGTAACCTTCATAAGAAGCATAACGTCCAACAAAATTTTGCAACTGAGAACCTCCAAGAATACGAAACCCAATCACATTTACACCTGGGTTACGATCACGAACTTGCTGAATAAAGATGTTAGTTACATTACTATAGTCAAACTGCTCATAGGTAATTCCAGTTTTACGATCCCGAAGTACTTGATAATAATCAATACGGCGAGGAGCAACGCGATACTCATCTTTATGATCTAGATAAATTTCATGACCATATGCAGCAGAGCAACTCTCACCATCAGAAAGAACACAAACGTTGACTTTTTGAAGATCGTTGTTGGTTTTAAATTCAGGAATAATGTAGTTCAACATAACGATTGCTTCGTTTAATGGAGTACCAGACAGACCGACACCTAAAGTAGTTGAGTACCCACTATACGCTTTGTAGTAATGAGCCTCACGAAATAAATTCTTACACATACGCTCGTACTGACGAGAGTTAGAACGAGAGGAAATAAAGTTCATCAGATGAAAATGTTCATCGTTTATATACACTGTATTTTTTTGAATGTTTCCATAAGTCATACTATAGTAACTAGTATCATTTTCCATGGAACGTTTAGCACATACCCATTCATTAGTGAAAGCATATACTTCAAATGGAATCTGAACCTTCTTACAAAATGCAGTGAGGTTAAGAACTTGTTTAACAGTAGCAAGAATTTCATTACTCATGGAACCAGACCAGTCAAGCAAGAATATCAAACCATGATTTTTGCCATCAGGAATTACAGTTACTTTTTTGAAAAGATCTTCGTTGTACTTGTAAGTATGAAGTCTAGAAGTATCAAGTACACCAGTCTTAGATTGACCAGCACGAGCATAAGCGTCAGCTGACTTACGGCATTCAAATTCTTTTACTAAGTAGTTTACTTCTTTTTGTGATTGCTTACGAAATTTATAATACTCACCATCAACATACTCATAGTTTTCTTCTTCTCCTGCATTTTTATCAATCCAATTATGTAATGTAGTCCAATCAACAATGTGATTATTCAAATTCATTGCTTCTGGAATTTCAACATACACAGGGGAGCGACCCTGACGAGAAGAAAGATTTTCTGCTGAGTTGTCAAAGGAACGTTGAGTTTGAGAAGTCTCTCCACCAGTATCTCCACCTGAATAATCTTCTTCTCCTTCTTCTTCATAATCTTCTTCGTAATCATTATTTTGCTGAGGCATTGAAGAATTTTCAAACTGATCTTCGCTAACCTGAGTATTTTCTTCTTCTTTACTATTTTCGTTTTCACGTTGATGTGCTACCTCAAGCATTTCTTCATGCGTCATAGGTGTTTCAGTTTGATTACTAAACTGATATACATCAAAAGCAATCTGCAATACTTCAGCAAAAGTTTCTGCTTTTTCTGTACGCTCAACAAAAACTAGTTCGGATGCACCAAACGGAATGAATGCACTTGCACCAATTTTAAAATGTAAATTGATACGATCAATCAAACTAAAGTTATCAAGATTTTGATCAACAATTTCAAAAAAATCTAAATTATTTAATTCCTTATATCCACCATTAAAAGATTTACGTAGACCAGGAAACTTACGTTTCATTAATTTCTCAATACGAGCATCTTCTATAACATTAACAAAATCTTTAGGGCAATCTACAGCATCACGCCAGTCTTTATTGGGTGTGAACAAAGCATGTCCAACCTCATGACCCACCAGCATGTCATAGACGATCCCAGATGCTTTGTCCCACATAGGAAGGGTAAGCAAGCGACGATCAACATCAAAGGATGCTGTAGCAGTCTTACGGTGCTCTACAATAAGGTTCTCAGTTGCAAGCAGTCGTGCTAGGTTGCCTTTGATTTCTTGAGTTTGCATCTGTCTCTTTTGCTGATGGACTCATCATACAAAAAATAATGGTCATCCAACCATTCCATGTGTCACTTCATTAACTGTCTCAGTGAGAACAGAATAGTTCTTGACTTTATTAACTGTGATAGTTCTGTCAAATTTATCATCAAGTCCTTGTTTGTGACTGATAACAAACACCTTGGTGCTTTCATCAAAGTTACGAAGGATCCATCCTAGATCAGATGTACCTGATTGGTCAAGAGATCCATCAAAGATCTCATCCAGTATCAAGAGGTTAGTATCCACGCTATTCTTAAGTTTAGCAATACTACGCCAAGTAAGCAGCAGAGCGATATCAATACGAGCTTTCTCTCCTTCGCTAAAACTTTCATAGGAAAACACATCGCGATGTCTGGACTTAATTATCTCCTCAAAATTTTCGTTTAGGGTAAAATTGACATAGAACTCCATCCTTTGTAAGAAATCGTTAATTAACTTATTCATAGTAGGAAGATATGTTTTAACAATTCGGGACTTAATACCGTTATCTTTTAGCAATTGACTTGCTGTTGTTAACACATCGCGATCTTTTTTTAATCCATTGATACTACCACTAAAAGATTTTTTACTTGCAAGAAGTGCTTCTAATTTAACAAACTCAGATTTTTTATCAATGTTATCACCTTGCAATTCCTGCACTTCATCCTGAAGTGCTTCTATTTGCTTACGAATAGTCATCAACTGGAAATTAGTTTGGGAAATTGTAACATTAATATTGTTAACTTCAGAAGACAGCTCAGTAAATTTATTAAACCTAACTTCTTCTTCTCCTATAGCAGAGAGGATATCATTATATCCTACAAGCATTTCATCAACCTTAGTCTTTCCAGACTCTAACTTTTCATCACGAAAATTTTCAGAAAGTTCTTGAGTACATGTAGGACACACATGATTGTTCTCAAAGAACTCATGTTCTTTCTTGCATGTGTTCAATTTACCCTGAACTTTAATAAGAAAAGTGTTTAACTTCTTTAATTTCTCACTAGAAGTTTTACACCCCTCCATTTCTTTATTAAGATTACCGATTTGATTAGTCAGAATAACTACATCTTCAGCACCTTGGAGTTCAGTTTTTTTATACTCATTAATCTTTTCTTCTTTTTTATTAATTTCTTCTTGAGTACGTTTCTCTAACGTATGCATATGCTGCTTCTGAATTTCAATCTTATCTTTCAACAAATCAAGTTGGTAATCCAGTTCGCGAATCTCTTCTACATTTTCTCGGGACTTATCCCGAAGAAGAACATTCATTGTTGAGAATACTTGAATGTCTAAGATGTCTTCAATAATATCACGTCTCTGTGCAACTGGAAGACGCATGAAAGGAACAAACGTAGAAGAACCAAGCACCACAATCTGTGTGAATGACTTGTAGTTCATCTTGAGAACATTATTCTCAAAGTTCTTCTGCTGTTCGGCAAGTGAACTTTCTTGATTCCACAATTTACCGTTCGCATAGATCTCAAACTTGTTTGGTTTAATACCACGTACAACTTTATACTGTTGCTTCCCGATACGGAATTCAATTTCAACCAAACAATCTTTTTCGTTTATACTATTAACCATTGCTGGTTTAGGAATTTTACGAAATGGTTTTCCAAACAAAGAAAAGGTAAGAGCATCTAAGATAGTGCTCTTACCTGCTCCATTTGTTCCGACAATTAAATTTGTCCTTGCAGTTTCTAAATTTACTTCACTATAAACATTACCCGTAGACAAAAAATTCTTCCAACGGAGTTTTTCAAAAATAATCATTCTTTATCAGGTGGGGGAATAATAAGGTCGTCTGCTGTAATAATAGAATACTTTTGTCCTTGAGATCTACATGCAGTAATAATTAAATCGGGTTCAACTTCAAGAATTTCTAAATCAGGATTGTCATTGACCTCCTCTAACAAAAAAAGATAACGCAATGCATCATCTTCTTGTTCAAATAATGGAATAATACGATCTTCAGAATCATTGAATACGGAATAAATTCCGGATGGTTCATCTTGCAATGTGATTATGTACATGCATTAAACAGTCTCACATGATTCTATGTAGAGAGATTGCATTAACTTTTTGAGTTCGGTTTTGTCTACCGCAAGTTCAATCTCATCAATATACTCACTCAATAGAGTGAGCGTATCTTTTACGTTTAATTCTACATCATCTAGGTCTTCTGTGTCAACTAAAGTCTCCATAATTTTTACATCATGAACACCTACGTTGTAAAGACGATCAACCAATGTTTCAAACATTTGGTAGTCTCGTTTTTCGTTAACAACGATCTTGATGAACTTGTTTTTATAACCAGACACATCCTGTTTGTTGTAGTCCATACTGGTATCGTCATAGAAGATTTTGTCAAAGATCTCGTATGGATTTCGGACAAACTTAAGAGTATCACTTTCCGTATCGTAGATATGGAATCCACGAGTGTCCTTATAATCATTCCAAAACATTTGATATGGGTTACCTAAGTATTGAACATTTCCATGTTTAGATTTATGATGAAAGTGTCCTGACCATACTCGTTTAAAGTTTTTAAAGTCTGAAACTTTAAACCCACCATCAAACTTCATGCCAGGGGTAACTTCAAATCCATCACACTCTAGATGTCCACATACATTATCAGCATTACTTTCGCTGATCATTTTTAAACTTACTTCTTTATTCCCAGCATTAATCCACGGCAACATTAAAAATGTTTTGCTACCCAGTTTAATTTCTTTTGGATCTACGTAAATTTTAATATTATTATACTGTTCTAATAAAAGTTCCGGAGAATTAATCTGATTTGTATTTTTGTAATACGTACAATGATTTCCCAAGATCATATGAACTTTATAATTTTTTAATCGCTTGAAGTAATTTTCATTAACACGGTTAAAAGTATTAAAATCCATAGACTTTCGGTTATCAAAAGTGTCACCCAAATCAATAATGGTATTGACACCTTCTTTCTCAAGAGTAGGAAAAAAGATCTCGTCATAGAATCTCTGAAAGTAATTCCAGAACGCTAAAGAACCTTTGCGTCCATCAAGATGTTGGTCTGTAATGAGTGCAACTTTCATAACTTACCGCTCACTGTTCCATCATAGGTAGCTGCATATTTGCAGTTTGCCCAGTTAGTAGCGACACCTTCCAAGTGGAATGGCGTTCCGACCATGACAGATTCCCTCGTACCGCCTGTGACGATGCTCTCGCCATCCTCACCATAGCTAGCCCACGTTCCAAAGCGTTTCTCTGTAATACGGAACTTTCCATAGGGTGTTTCATACCATTCATATTCAGAAATTTTAGAGTTGTCACTCATTGTTTGCTTGTTTCCTTAACGTATTATTATAGATCACAACTCTGCCGTGACGATGAGTAAAGACCAGTTCGTCATCTGGACCCCAACACAGCTCTTCATATAGAGCATTCAATTTAGACATGTCTTCATACAGTTGATTTGGATTTGGCATCAGCGATTCATTTTAATTTCAATATTTTCTTTAATGCTACCCATGTCAGAATAGGAAGCGTTCATACCTGACATACTACCATCGTATGTGTCTGTATGCATCACTTCATCATATCCTGAACGTTCAAGAATTTTATTTTTAATTTCTAATTGTTTCTTTTCTTTTTGAATTCTTCTTAAAAATGCGTAGTAAATAATTTGCGTAAAATAAGCAAACGGGTTAGAAGACTTCTCTGGATTAAAGTTGTCAATGTACTGCAGGCAGTTCTCAATGCCATCACAGATCATATCCTCACGAAACATGTAGTTGACAAAGTTAGGTTTGTATGATAGATGTGTAGCAATCTTAAGGAAACACTCACCAATATAATTTGGAACACGAGGACGTGGTTGACCGTTTTCTTTTGCTGCGATCACTTTGTTCCGGTAGACAGAGACCGCCTCTAGAAATTCTTTATTGTTGACGTAATACTCTGTCTTTTTTTTCATGAGAACTTTTCCTTTTCGGATACTCTTAGTTTAGTTCATCTTATGAATATTGTCAAGGCTTGACAAATCCTGATAACCTGAGTAGGATAACTATGTCAGAGTTCAGAAGGGTTGTAGCTCTTAGCTTTTATTAAATAGATCTTCTAAAGATTTTTTAGTTTCTTTAATAGAACCTAGGTTTCCCATTGTACGAGAAAACTTATGAGGTTCATATGAATCTTTAAATGAACTAACTTGATTAATATGTCTTGCTACTGTATCAGAGTAAAATTTTTCAATACGTTTATCTTCAACTTGTGTCATGGTTATAATATGTTGTTTAGGTAAAACAAACATATGATCAAAAGTTGAATGAATCCATTCTGTTAAAGAAAATCCATTAACTTTTAAATGATTTCTTTGTTGATCAACAAAAGTTACCTCCATAGGATTTTCTAGTACAAGACTATCATCATCAGGCATATAAGAAACTTTTGAAATTATTTCTTCACCTGTAATTAACTTCATAGTTGCTAAAAATTCTTCTTCCATATTTAACTTGATCTAAGGTTTACTTTTATAACCTCATACTTAAAGTTCTCATCATTATAAATGTTGACTCTCTCATTCAAATGTCTAAGGGTATAGTTCTGACCGCCAATGTCATCAGCGATATCGTATAAGGTTGCGATGTCTTTGCCTTCGCCTTTCCTTAGCACACGTCCAATTGATTGGAGATTACGGATGCGTGACTTACTAGGGGATGCAAAAATAATATTGTGTAGTCTCTTAATATTAATGCCTGTAGAGAATGTACCGTATGAAGCAAGGATCACGGCGTTGTTTTCAGTCTCTGTAATCTGACGAACTGATTCTCTGTCTTCAACATCAGTACCACCATGAACAAAAAATAATTTTCGTCCGGGGTCTATATTGCTATTTATCAATTCTAAAAGTGGTTCTCCATGCTTTTCAATGTAGTTGAATAATACAAGAGTGTTTCCTTCAATATCTTTTACTAAGTTTTTAATAAGATTATTTCTACCACGATGCTCTACAATGTAGTCCATCTCATCATGATATGATTCAAAGTGTTGCGGAGCATGTTTACAAAGTAAAATTTTTATTCTAAACTTACTAAGATAACCTGACTTAATTAGATCATCTGTTTTAGTAACCTGTTCGCAATCACCAAACAATCCTTCTAACACCCACTTGTGTGTCTTGGTGCCGTCTAAGGTGCCGGTAAAACCAAATCTATATTTTGCATTATGTAACTTGGTCATGATTCCTGTGAGGGACTTTGACTTAAATAGGTGTGCCTCATCACCAATAACACAGTCAATATCATCAAAGTATCTTTTTGGAAACTTGTAGATGGATTGCCAAGTGGAAATAATAATTGGTTTGTCTGTATTTTTATCCTTGCCCGAATATATCTTATGCACATGATCGTCAGCATTCCATCCATAGTCATTAAAGTCGTTGACCATCTGTTCTACCAAGGACGTAGTAGGGACGATGATGAGCGTCTTCTTGTTGGTAGCAGTATAATATCTGACGAGGGAATAGATCATCAAAGACTTTCCAGACCCCGTAGGAGAAAGTAAGAGCTTCCTATTATTTTTAATTGCTTCATATACAGCACGATACTGATACACTCTTGGTTTAATTTCAGATCGTGTAATTTTATTCATGAATGTTTCAATGCCTGCGTAGGAAACAAAATCATTTGTTTCCTTAACATCTCCATACCAGTCATTTTTTTCGTACTCAATATTGTACTGGCGTTCACCTGCCCACACCTGTAGGTGCTTCATCAGACCACCATAAAGGTCTCCTGTACCAGGAGAGTACAGACGGATAGTTCCATCCCAGTATTTGTATCTGGGGTTCTTCTTCAGGAACTTTGCTTCAGGAACTTCAAACGAAAAATAATCTGAGAGCTCCTGATGCACATGGGGTTCTTCAGAATGGATAGTAATATATACTTCGTTTTTCTTCTTAATAATTAAATTAGACATAAGGTCCGCCACCAAACCAAGAGACTAAAGATTTTCTAACTCCTGATGTTATTGGATTAACTTTATGCCAAGTATCTGAAGGAAAAAATATAACCGTTCCTTTAGGTTCTTTAAATTTTACACTTCTTTCTTTGGTTAAGGGTCCGAAGAGTTCTAGTTCTAGTTCACCACCTTCATACTCTTCTGGATCATTTAAAAATACGGTAAGACTTATTTTTCTAATAGGACTGTCTGAACACATACCCATTTGTTGAGATTTTAAAAGTCCTTGTGCATCAATATGCCAATCATAATGATCTCCTTCGTTATAAAGAGTATATTGAATACCTTCACCTCCTAAAATTTGGAGATTCCATTCTGCATCTACATTTACTTGATGGCAAAGAGTTAGCAACAGAGCTCTAACTTCGCGATTTTCAATCCAATTAATTTTACATTTTCTTAAATCTTGATTACTTGCCTCACCTTCTTCAAGATTATTTTCTACAATTGCATTTTCAATTATTGAAAGATCGTGATCATTTAATTTAAATTTAACTAGAGGATTACCGAATTTCATTATTGTCCATTGACGAATTTTTCCCACTCAATTGCACTCTTGACCTGGAAACCTCTATTAGAAATTTGACGCATGACTTGATCTATCCAGTAAAGCATCTGGTCTAGATATTTAATTTTTGCCTCAAGGTTGATGATATCCTCATCTGCCTCAAGGTATGTTCTCATTTTTTCTGAAGTCTTAATGCTTGATCCAAATGGTTTAGCAGCATAGGTCTTAGCATCTGCTTCGCCTGAGTAATACTCACGCTTATTTTTTACCAGTTTGCGGATCTCAAATTCTAGCGAGGTCTTGATCTGCTGAATGTCAGTGTAGTGGTTTAAGTATTTATTATGTTGGAAAGGGATAGATAATGCGA